AAGTATTTATTCCATCTATCGATGCACAAATACCATTAATGGTAAAGTATACATTGGGTTTGATTCTAACTGGCCAAACCGTAAAAGATACCATAAATCACAACATAAAAAAACAGAATCCAAATTTTATAATGCTATTTGCAAATATGGTTGGGATAAGTTTGATTGGGAAGTATTGTATCAATCAAAAGATGGAAACCATACACTTAAAAATATGGAAACCTATTTTATAGAACAATTCAATTCTTTTTCAAATGGTTACAATTCTACTTTAGGTGGTGATGGTATTTTGGGATTCAAGCATAATAAAGAACAAATACAAAAAAGAACCAATAAAGTTAAAGGAAGAAAACACTCAATCGAATGGTGTGAAAACATTTCAAAAGGAAAAAAAGGAAAACCAAGATTGGATATGATAAAAAATAATCCCATGCACAATCCAGAAATTGTTAAAAAACTTATGGCAAAAAGACAAGGAAGAAATCATCCTTTAGCTAAATCAATAACAATAAATGGTATAACTTATGGATGTAAAAAAGATGCCATGAATCAAACAGGTTTAAGTAAATACCATTTGAATAAATTATTAACGACCAACCTGTCCTAGATATTTCTCCTTAGTCTGATTCCAATCTAAAAATATCAAATCATCATAAAATAGTGTTTCATAGGATACTTTATCTTTCTTTTGGAGCTGTCTAATTCTTGGTTTTGCGTAACGAGTTTTCCAAATATTAGACAATGCTTCTTCTGAAGTATCAAAAGATTTAACCAAAACATCTTCACCAATTTCTTTGCGTAAGAACTCATTCGTATTGTTATACAATGGAGAGAAATAAATTCCACGTTGGTGTTCTGTGCGAATCAACTCTTTTGGAATCTTCAATTTACCATATGCAAAGTTCAATGAACGATTCTTGTGGTCACGTTTCAGTGGAAGTCCTTGTGTGTTGGTTGCTTCCCACCATTCAAAGTATTTTCTTGTGTGGTTTTCTTTGATCCATTTGTAGACCATGTTAGCAGTAGAACGCTTAGGCTCAAAAGCAACAGACCCACTAGAGAATCCCATTTTTTGCCAATGTTCCAAACCATCATATTGAGAAAGCCCGTTGGCTTTGGTCTTTCCGTAGAGTGACGTTGTAGTAACGCCAACAAGAGTGTCTCCATAACGAACTTTCCAATCTTTTTGAACTGTGTCGGCAAGGCACAACAAAGCCAACAACTTACCACCCATGTAATTATAACCAAGTGGTTGCAGGGGCACAATTGTAGAACCGATTGCTGTATGGTTAATCATACCTTGTTGTGTCTTAACATCTCTAGACCAACCGATAGCATTATCACGTGGTGTCAAATCCAAGAAGTCAGATGAAATGCAAATAACACCAAGATACTTACCAGAACGACCATCAACAACGGTGTAAAATAGATTACGACCAATGTTAGAATTGTTTTTCATGGTAGATGAGAATGTACGAATGGCATTCCATGTTTCTGCCAATTCACCGTTATACAACTGCATAACAGGTTCTAACTTTTCATAGTCATCAGGAGAACTAGGAACCCAAAAGTTACTCTTGACTTTCTGGATTAGTTTCTCCTGCTCTTTGCTAACCATGTGAACTTCATCACCCCACAATGTGGAAACTTCTTTCACAGGATAACGTTCTTTGACTTCACACCATTTTTGATATAGTGTATACTCCCTAACATCCATTTGAGATGCATAGGTTAAGTCATTGATAAGTGTGTTTTTTAGTTGTTCTTCATCAACGTGTTCGTGGACAGGATTTTGATCCTGCCACTCAACCCATTGTTTCTCAACGAACTCTAGCGGAGTTTTTGCCATAATAAGTAATATTTAATATAAATAAAGGTGTAGGTCACGATGCTACCAACATCCACCTACTCTATGTCAAATTCTAACATAAGGACACAGCTATGTCAAGTATATATTCCATCTATAAAGCCACAAATACCATCAATAAAAAAGTATACATTGGTTTTGATTGTAATTGGCCAAATAGAGTATATTCACACAAATTTCTTTAAGAAAAAGGTCCGAATCAATGAAACGAACCTTAGCTCTCAAAAAATTATCTACTCTTGTTTAATTGTTTAACAGGTTTATTTTTTGCCTGTTTCATCATTAATGCTTGATATTGTGCCATTTTCTTAATAACCTTGTTTCGTTTATCTAAACCAGACTTTAGTGCTAGTGGTTTTACACGGTCAGTGTATACAACACCATTCATGTGATCCAATTCATGCAAGAAGCAACGAGCAGAAATACCGGTATATTTGCTTATATGTTTTTCACCATAAAAGTCCTGGTACTCTACCGTAATTTCTTCGGGTCTGGTAATTCTTAAACCTAGCAGAGGAAAAGACAAGCAACCTTCTATCATGTGTGATTCACCTTTGGTCTCTAGAACCTTAGGATTAAAGTGTGCAACATAATTATCGCCAGCACCCATCACAAATACACGATATCTTAGTCCACATTGATTTGCAGACAACCCAATACCATTCATCTTTCTGCAAGTTTCTACCAAAGAAGATGCCAAGCTGTTTGCATTTACATTGATATCCAAAAAGGTAAATTCTGGCATAACTTCACGCAAAATCGGATCATCTTCTGAAACCAAATTATAAATTGGTAATTCAAAATTTGATTTTTTGTGTACTACATCACCAATAGCATCTTCTGTATTAAACTTAAATACTTCACTCATTTTTCCACCTGACTAAAGTTGTTAACTTTCTTAAACCTAATAATGGACCTAAACTTTTCAAAAAGTTGGTCACCCTTGTGGCTGATAACAAAAATATTTGTTTCACTGCCCATATCATGAATCAATTTCAAGAATTCATCCGTTCCAACACCATCCAAACTGGAATCAAATACTTCATCCAGAATCAACAAGTTGGTATTTGTTGAGTTTTTCATCTTAGCAATTTGGCGCCATGTAAACAAAAGTGCCAAGTCAATACGCATCTTTTCACCTTCTGAAAAATTGGAGTAACTGAACTCATCACGGTGTCGTGACTTGATAGTTTCTTCAAAGTTCTCGTTCAGATTAAAGTTGACAAAGAAGTCCATTGCTTTCAAATACTTATTCACCAATTTATTGATGATAGGTAGATACTGCTTGATAATCTTTGTCTTGATACCATTGTCTTTCAACAATGATGCGGCGTATTCGTGATAATGCTTTTCAACAGAAAGTTCTTCTTGTTCTTTAACCAAAGTTGACAATTCTGTTTTCAAGTCTTTCAACTTTTGGTTGTCTTCTGTTAACGTATCTTTCTGTTTAGACAATGCATCAATTTCAGCATTAAGCTTTTTGATATACTTGTTGATTGCTGAAATGGTTGAATTGTGTTTTACGATTTCGTTGTTATGTTCCGTAATGTGTTTTGAAATTTTTACAATTTCGTTCAAACGGTTTTGTAACTTACTGTATTCTTTATTAAGTTCTACCAAACCATCTTTTTGCAACAATACTTTTGATGAATGTTCGTTGATTTGTTCCTGTTTGAAATCAGAATCAAGAACCTGTTTACATGTAGGACAGTTATCGTTGTTGTGATAGAAAGCAATGTCCTTTTCAACCTTTTTGATTGAGGTTTCAATCTTGGCCTCAAGTTGAAGTAACTTCTTGCTTCTTGTTTCAACTGTTGCCTGGTCTGCAATCTTCTTATTCAATGCATCAATGTGCTTTTGAATCAACTCAATGTCTTTTGATAGCTGTTCAGCCTGTTTCTGATTTGTCTGTATTTCTTCTTTTCTACCTACAATTTCATATTCATTGTTCTTCTTGCTTTCTTCAATGTTTTGCTTTTGCATCTGAATCTTCTCAGACACAAGTTCCATTGCATACTTGTTTCTTGTAGTTGTATCTTTAATTGCCGACATGCGTTCTTTGATTAGACCATTCATTGCAGTAAAGATTTGAATATCCAACAATTCTTCAATGATTGTTCTACGGTCAGCAGGAGTCAACTGCATGAATGGAACAAAGGATGCTGAACCAAGGATGACAATTTGCGTAAATGACTTGTAATTAAATTTGAGAATAGATTTCTCTAGAAAGTCTTGGTAGTCTTTCGCCTTGGCATCCTGGTTCAGCAAAGTACCATTAAGATAAATTTCAAATGTATTAGGTTTGATACCACGAATGACCTTGTATTGTTTTTTGCCAATAGAAAATTCAATCTCTACTACGGCATCAGAGTTGTTAATTGAGTTTACAAGGTTTGGTTTGTTAATCTTACGAAATGGTTTACCAAACAACACAAAGCACAGTGCATCCAGAATTGTGGACTTGCCTGCGCCGTTGTTACCAATAATCAAGGTGTTGGGAGATTTGTCTAGTTTGATTTCAGTAAAAGAGTTACCGGTACTTAACAAATTCTTCCAACGAATAGTTTGAAACTTTATCATGCCTGTTCTAAGTTCAGTGCTTCCACATACAATTCACGCATCATGGATTTAAGCCTGTTATTATCAATGCCGTCATTTTGGATTGCATCCACATATTTGTTAATAATGGTTACAGTATCCTCGGCTTCATCAATTCTATCATCATTATCATCGTCTGTCAAGTCTAATGCATCTTCAACAATGGTAATATCAAGCGGATTAAGACCATATATCTTATTCATAAACTGGTCAAACAGATATGGATTAGTTTTGTTTACTACCACAACCTTAACATAAACACCAGCACATGCAC